TTGTGCTGATTAAGATGTGTACGAGTAAGATCCTTATTAACTACATCATTGAGAAGGATACCAACTGGAACGCCAGCCGTATGCTTCTTCACAAGGTTAACACCCTGATCCATTGCAGCACCTGAACCAGCTGTATCATGAACGACGACGCAACCACGGGTGGCTGTGCCAGCATTATAGAAAAAGCTGATATCAGTTTGAAGTTCGTATCTATCTGATTTTAAAGCCATGTTTAGTTTCTCCTATGAATATTTGTTATTTGCTTAGTACGTTGGTTTCGAGCCACTCTGCGATACTTGCTCGCGTAGACTCAATTTCATCGCTATCATCGGAAGCGTCTACGAGAGTAGCTTCGGAAGTTTCTACTTCTTCAAGAGCTTCTTCAGCAGCAACTTCTGCTTCAGCTTCTTCAGCTTCTACTTCAGCTTCTGCTTCTTCAGCCTTGACTTCTTCCTTCTTATCTTCATCTTTAACGACAGCCTTTTTCTTCATCAATGCTTCCTTTTTCTTCATGGCAGCAAGGACGATATCAAAAGTAGCGTCGTCAAGTTCTTCATAAGAAGCGAGGGTTTCTTCAGCTTCTTCAGCTTCAAAACCAAGATCGAGAAGCGAAGCCTTACGCTTCATTAATGCTTCCTTCTTTTTCATCTCCTTAAGTTCTTCCATCTTTTCTTGGAAGTCCTTATCTTTAGCTTCTACAGAGTCTTGAAGCTCAGTATATGCAGCTTCTTTTTCAGCTACAGAAGCTTCCAAAGCTTTGATAGCTTCATCTTTTTCTGCAACAGCTTCTTCTAATTTAGCAGCAGCTTCGGCAGCTTCTTTTTTAGATGCTGTCGAGATCTGCTCTTGCAGTTTTACATTGTCTTCTTTAGCAGACGCTAGCTCACTCTGTAATTCTGTAAGCTGCTTCTCTAAAAGATTAGTATCTGACATATCATTTTCTCCTTTAGGAAAAGTAGTTAAAATATTGGGGTTAGAATTTACATAGAAAGCTCTGCTAGCATCAAGAATTACACTTCTTGGATTCGCTGGTTTAGATACAAGACCTTTACCAGAGAAAGAAATTTGTCTTAATGATCTACCTAGTTTGTAGCCTTCATATTCTCCATCACCACCGTAGGCTCGTAAATGCTTAGTTAAAAATGCAGACCCCTCATTACGTTCAAGGAGTTTTGCATCGCCACTTTCATCTAATAAAGCATAGTCAAATCCAGCGAATAAACACTCCATTGAAACAAACCACTTGCCTTCTTCGATCTCAGCAAGAATTTGATTCATTCGTTGTCTATTCTCTGGTTCTGTCCAGCTATTATATAACACAGCCTCAGTGATAATATCAAAATCATCAGGCTGAGTATCATCTCCTACAGGATTGCCATCTCGATCTACGATATAGCTTCCTGTAATATGTCCTATGATATCATTCTCATTATGCATGAGATTGAACTGTTTATCTTCTGGTGTATCCCTAGCGTCCCAAGTAGCTTGGGTAGTAAATACATCGTCATTTTTATTCCAGCCAGTGGAGACTAATACTGACTTGATGTAATAAAGATCAATTTGTTGAGGATTTGCACTCTGAGCTTTTACTTTATCACTAAATGCCACAGAAGATGAGAGATTATCTGAAGATATAACAGCAGGCATACAATATGCAATACTTGCGCTTGATTGCACAAGTTGAGCAACGCCATCTTTGATTTCTTGTTTGAATATATGCATTTATGCCTCTGTAGTCTCTCTCAACAATTATACACAAAAAAGTAAAAAAACATTAATTATGTGCGTTCTCGGAAACGAAGAACCCAACAACGTTTTTTCTGTAGAGATCAATTGGCATTTCGTCGAGTGATACATTATTCTTTTTTAGTAGATTTTTGAAAGACTTAGGGGCAGAAACATTAGACTTTAATAGACCTATTATTGTAGAAGGCTTTACTTCTTCATTTAGTTCTAAATTAGTAAATACATCTAATTTCAGCCTTTCTATAGTAGATGTGTCTGATTTGGTTAATTGTCTGAGGTTTTTAATTCCATGAGTTTTTAAATATGCTTCACTAATAACCTTAGATACAGTATTCCAAGCTTGGTCAGACCAAACTACCAATTCTGCAAGACCCGGAGCTGATTTAGGTGTATCAACTCTTTTCTTCCTTGGTCCATCATCTTTCTTAAATAATGGTCTACCATCAGCGTCTTTAATGTTTGGTACATCCTTGTCGTCTTTCGCTGGGGGTGTTGGGGTGTCTTTGCTAGGATCTGGATTAGTATTCTGATCTTGATCTGGAGGTGGAGGAGGATGAAATGGGCCAGCTTTTTCAGGGCCAACTGTATCTCGTTTTGCCAGCTCTCTTTTGATCCTGATATTTTCAATCTGAGGTATTTCCTTAAATCGCTCAAGCAAAGTCTCATGACTAATAATATCTCTATCGGCAAGTTGTATAAGAAGATTCTTTTCAGCAGCTTCGTCAGATAGAGTCATCTGGTCGAACTGAATATGAGCTTTGTATCTAAAACCCATAGATTTTCTTACAAGTTCAAGTTCCTTTTCCCAGAACTTAATTAATTGATCACGACCATACTGTAATCTTTCTAGCAATGTTTTTAAGGATATGAAATTGTTTGTGAAACCACCGCCGTTATTAGCCATGCCAGTAAGAGTTGGCGGGACACCAAGACCAGCATAAATGCTATTCAATACAGAAGTGTATTTTTCAGAACCTAAGAATTTGTAGACTTCACTACTGGATTCTTGAAACGATAGCTCTGGCCCCCAGACAAGTTCCATAGTACCTCCACCAACATTACTAGCTAGTATATCTCTTAATTTATTGATAGCTGATTTATTAGGTAATATCTTATGATCTAAATTACCAAGAGTCCATAATCTAATATTGGAAATCGCACCATCTAAAGCAGACATGTCTGCAAGTCTCATTTTTTCAAGCATAACAATATCGTCTAAGATAGCATAAATCATGGGATTAGCCCACTGTCGCCAATCGTCCTTCTTATAATAATGTATGCTAAGACGTTCAGGGTCTAAAGGGATTTCTTTCTCTCCCCTAATTAAACTCCTCTTTATAGCTGGAGGTAGAGTTTCCAAAACATGATTTGGTATTTCTCCAGCCTTAAATTTGTCAAAGAAAGAATTAGTTGTAATTGTGTAGTTTTGAAGTCCCATAAACAAAGACAACTGACCATCCTTCATTTTGACCGTGAGGGGATTAAAGAAGTTGTACCTCCAAGGTATTTCATTTTCTGGAGCAGATGGAAGTTCTACTTTAATATCAGAAGACAATGCTTTCATGTAATTTTTAAGTTGAGGGGTAATACTAGCATAACTTCTATGTATAATCACATTTCCAGTTTTATATAGATTGTTTAAGAATCTTTCAGACCTTTCCTTGCCGTTCACACTCTTAAACCACTGTTGGTAGAACTTCTCTACGGTTTTGTCTCTGTGAACAATTTGAATACCCTGACTACCAAAGTCTCCCATGAGATCAATAATGTTTCTAATAATACCTACCTTGTCATAGGCATCCATGCACATCTTAATAATTCTGCGCTGTTGATTAGGAACAGCTTCATCAGGTCTAAACGCATAATAATCTTGAGAAGTAAATCCGGGCTTAACAGATCTATTTGGCTCAATATCAATAAAGTGACGGTAATGACTTCCTTGACTTTTATTCAAACCGCTGTATGAACTTACATTTTCAGAAAATTGTGACATAGCTTCAGCTTTGCTATGATCGTCACCATCTTGCCATGTTATCATGTCGTCATTACTCATTATTAAACCTCAATTGAATTGTTAATTGGATTGTATATAGATTAATACACATCTTTCATCTGATCCGAGAACCAAGATGGGCCAGTGTACATGTTTTCTTCTTTTTCTTTTGGCTTATGACCCCCAGTTGCAAAGCCTCCGTAGAATTCATAAGTAGCTTGTTCAGGTGTTCTTTGTAAGATTCTAGCAGCCATATTTGCCATCAACAGAGCGGAGTATCTATCTTTTCTCATTTTACTCTTTTTCCCAGTACCTACCACAACCTGTGGCGTATCCCACCTGTCACGACCAGAAGCTGTCTGTGTCATCTGTATCATAGATAGCTCATCTTTCAATTCTTCTATATCTAGTACAGAATCTTCCAATGTATCATACATCCTGCCTTTTGTGTTGTCCTCATGTTCTGATATAGTCAGTGTAATCGGATCGAAGTGTGGGAATAACAAAGCCTTATCTTCAAAGTCTTTTCTCATACCATGATTTGCTTCAGCCAACCAATCGTACTTAGCAAATTGGCACATCTCTAGAATATGCAGTCCTCGCTCGCCATCTGTGTCCTTTTCTTTATTATCATCTATCGTAGGCCATATTGCCATCTCACCTTCTTGTATCTTGTCTTTATCGTGTAGTGATTCCATTACAGCAACTCCACCACCCTGAGCATCCATAGCAATGTGAATACAAGGAAATAATTTCATTAGATCTCTAATTTTTCTACCACAGTAAGAGTAGAAATCAGTTTCACTTACATAACCTTTTTTTACTTTATCCTTATGTTCTGACCTAGTAGTGGTCCAGCAATGAACTATTCTTCTATGAGTTGGATGCATCTCTAATATAACAATACTAAAATTATCTACTTCAGATGCAGGGTCAACACCAAATATATATTTTCTATCCTTGTCTCCCATAAGTACAGACTCAAAGTTTATAATATTATTATCTTTATCCTTTATGTCTCCATTCTCTGAAGCAACGCAGGATTCTATCAAAGATCTTTTGAAAAAGCCTTGACTATCTCTTGTAAAGCAAGCGCCATATTCCATTTGATATATACCTGTATGTACAGTAGCTTTAGATCTGGCAACCTG